TCGGCGATAGATGTGTATCTTAGAGGCGCAATTACCGAGACGGATTTGATGAAGAACGAAATAGATAAGGCGTTTCCCGTAGCCGATACGTTTGAAGATTCTGTTTTGTATAGAATGGATATTAGGCCAGACTTTCACAGCCTGCCAATCTCCGACGATGCAATTTTTATATTAGAGGCCGCTTTTCGCTATCTCGAATCACTACAAAAAGAATCAGTCGCCGTTTTGGAATCCGGGGGTTGAACCGTTGTTCATTGCGTACATAACCGTCTGCAAATGTGTGGGCGGTTATTTATTTTGAAAAAAGTTGAAATTTATTTTGGTAGTGTGGTTCTGGTTGCGTTACATTTGTAACAATAATTTGAGCCATTAAAATTTACGACCATGACAGAGCAGGTTAAAATTGCAGATTCAGCGGCCATTGTTGCACTTTGTGAAAAAACGCAACAAACCGGCGTTAATCTTGAAAACTCGTTTGCTGGTTTGCAAAAACGGGTTCGAGAATCCGAAAGCCGTGCGGCTGCGTACTGTGTGGAGATGATCGACTTGCGCGGCCTCCTTTCATTGATTGGCCCGGCACTTGGAAACCTTTGCAATGAATCTGCTTTTGCACATTTCAGCGACGGCGAACTACGCATCAAAATGCGGGATAAATCCATCGGAGAAAATGCGGCGCACTTACTCGAAGCCCGCGAAGCCTACGCCGAATACCTGGCGCACAATAAACCCGAACCAGCCGAAATAACCAGCGATGATTTTGAGCCGGTAGAAAATTGGAGGCCGGAGCGCGATGTTTGAAATACCATGAGATTGTAAGACGGGGCGGCGATTAAAGGATTGTCGCCCTGATTTCTTACCGTTAAAACGACTGATCATGTTTGCCCAACTTTTTGAAATTTACATTTCTCATTTTAAATTTACAGGCCCGATGACTTTGTTTGTAGGGATTTGGGTTGTGACCCGGACACGAAATTTACTCCATACGGGCCGCGTAAAAGACCATCAGAAAAAGATTGGCGTTGCGGACGATCAGGAAGAAGCAACCTCTAAGGCTCGAAAAGCAGCAGCCAGAGACGGCGCAAAAGTGGTTTATGAAACGGAGGTGAAAAATTCAACAACTACCCTGATTGTTGAAAACCCGGACGGAACAACAGGTAGTTATGTTGCCAGAAATTACCATTGGTTTAAGGTCAAAGAGAAATCAAAGAAATAAAATGCAAATCACCTGCCTTTCCTGCCGTCACCTCATCAACGTCACCGAGCCAGAGCCCGGACGCACGGCAACGCACCGTTGCAAATGTGGCTGCCATTTGAAACTGGAAACAACAGATGACGAAAGCCTAATCGTAACACGCGACGGGAATGGCACCGAAATTGATCCAAATCATTTGATGGAAGTATTGGCGGGAGAAAACGATTTTGAGGGGCCATTTAATAAAATCATCGAAACCTACGACATCACCCCAAAAGATCAGGGCTACTACAAAGAAAGCCAACTCCGATATTTAAAGGGTAGGCTTTTGGATCTGGAAGCCGCCGAACTTTACGAGGCTTGCCCGGAGGTTGTCAGGCAGATTAAAGAACTTGAAAAAGAATTGACCCTATCTAACCTGCATCACACACTTTAACAAAAAAAATTCAACGGCACGATGAAGTTCATCACTATTTTTATCAATCTCTTTTTTTGCCTGTCACTCACAGCACAGGTCAAAACCGACACCATCCCAACGCCCGCAAAAGGCCGGGATATTCCCGTGTACACATTCTACCCTCCAGATTCTTACAAACAGGTAGGTACATTTTGGCGAGTGGATAGCACTACCCTTTCGCCGGACGGAAAAACAATAGTCCCAACGCTGCAACAATTCACCGATACAAGTTCGCAAAAAACGCAAGTAGTGGTGGAGCACGAAGCCGATCAAATTAAAATCTCAAACCTGTTTGATCGAACGCAGGTGCATTACCAATCTCAAGTCAGGTTTTTAGGCGTCACGACCGATGCAACCAGCGCACTTACTTATCAGGCGCTTTCAAAGGCCGGGGAGATGATCTACATCAACCCAATTACCGGATACGTCGTCATCATTTTTAATGTGCCACTGGCAAATAACCCAAAAAAGTCGAATGTGAATATTCACTACTTCGGGAACGTGCCGACAGGCGGAAAGGCAAAATAGGGTATGCCTTGCGAACTTCGCCACAAACTACAATCCGAATTTGACCCATACGACCCAGATTCGGATTTTTTCAAGTGCCTCACGGTTATGCAACCCTTCGCGTCCTTAATCGCAACAGGGAAAAAGAAAATTGCGGTTTCTGCATGGGATACAAAATATCGCGGGCCGCTGGTTATTCATGCAGGGGCGAAGATCCACAGAGGGGGCGCATTAATCGCCGGGTCAATGCAAGTAAGCGCGAAACTGATGGCAGAAATGAATCCAAAGGTTTACCTGTTAGGTGTTACGATTTGCATGGTTGACTTGGTGGATGTTCGCCCTATGGTATTTAACGATGAACGAGATGCAATGCAAGAATTAGTTGAGGGGGCGTTTTCTTGGATAGTATCAAACCCGCGCGCTCTTCGACCCAAAAAATCAAAGGGGCAAATGGGGCTTTGGAATATTGAATCTAAATACGTCAAACTGGATTTCAAATGAATCTAATTTGGTTGTCCGCCCGATTTCGACTATTTTTGCGTTCGATTATTTTTCAATATCTCACACATAAAAAGGTTTACAAAATGGATACTATCCACGAAGAAATTGCCGCGCTTGCGGTCGAGCAAATTGATTTTACTAACGATGGCTTGGAAGGGCAAGTTGAGGGCGTGATTACTGCATACGGCGAAGTATTCAGCGCTGCCCTTGAAATTGGCAAGGTAGCCGACAGCGACGAAACGCCGGGCGCAACCGTCGCAATCAGTAAAGGTGTTCTGAAACTTGCCCGCCAATTTGGCACGGCATTCAAGAACCTGACGGACGAAAACGCAGAGGCCGTAAAGGATGCGGTTGCTCAGATCGTGACCGGCGTAAATGAAACGCTGGTTGAAAACCTGTTCAACAAGGCGCTCACATTCATCACGAAAGGTCAGGGACTGAATGTGTTTGTGGGTGACCTATTGGCTCCAGAGGAAGTGTAAAGTCGGCAGATCCGAACAAGAGACAACAACACACTTTTGCAAGGCCCCCGCGTTAATTCGTTGGGGCTTTGCCGTTTGGGAAAGGTGTGGTATATTTGTAGTCAAATAAAATGGCAATGAGCAAATACCTACATTCGCGGTCACATCGAAAATTTCTATACCGGAAAATCTCGAAGCACAAAAAGAAAATGAATCGCCCGAATGTAGAGATGTGGCGTTACCATCAATTGCAAGAGGCGCAGTATTGGCTTTTGGAAGATTACCACGCCGAAAAGGATGGGGGTCAAGTAGATGAAGGCCCGATATTTGCGGGATTAACAGGGTAAAAACAAGGTAAAAAAATGAAGGAGATTGATGGAAGAAACGGCGGCACTATTGTAGTCGCAGAAAAAGGAGAGAGCGGAAACCCAAAGGGCCGCCCTGTTGGGTCATTCTCATTTAAGTCACTTGCTGAAAAGGTTTTAGAGGGAGAGATAACCAAAGAGCAGGCGGGCGAAATACGCACCCTGACACGAAAGGAAAGTATTGCGCTCGGCATCATAGACGATGCGGTCAATAATCCAGACCCCGACGTTCGACTAAGGGCCGCAAAGATGATTTTGGAGCACACCGACCCAATTACCAAAAAGGTTGAGCAGGATGTAAATTTAAAAGACGATTCCTGGTTCACCAAACTTCCCCTCGAAAAGCAGGAAAAGATTTGGGAAATGATAAAGGACGAATATGCAGACAGCGGCGGAACTTCCAAGACTGAATCCGAGTAGCATTATTCAAATGAAAGCCAATGCCTTTAAAGAGGGCAGGTTTTCATCGCTGGATTTGTTTGAAAAGCAGGTAGAGGCGTTCAACACGCTCCGAAATCCAAAAGTAAAAGAACTGCTTTACGGCGGTGCAGCGGGTGGCGGGAAGTCGTGGACGGCTTGCGAGTGGCTTTTATGGAACTGCATAGCATACCCTGAAACGCGCTGGTTTGTCGGTAGAAAGCACCTTTCAGAGATTCGGGAATCAACCATCGTAACATTCCGAAAGGTTTGCAAAAAACATCAAATACCCGAAGACTGGTGGACATACAACGACAACAGTGTAAAGATCAAATTTTCCAACGGCTCCGAAATAAAGGGCTTGGAGTTGATGCAAAAGCCGGGCGACAGCGACTTTGATAAATTGGGCAGCACAGAGTACACAGGGGGATGGATTGAGGAGGCGGCGGGTATCGGGGTAAAGGCATACGAAATCCTGCGAAGTCGCATAGGCAGGCACCTGAACGACAAATATGGCATCCGGGCAAAACTCTACATCACCTGCAACCCGGCGCGTAATTGGCTTTACAGCACTTTTTATACGCCCTGGTTGAGCGGTACATTGCCAGAGCATCGGGTTTTCATTCAGGCGTTCGCAACGGACAACACCAAAAGGGAATCGGGGTATTTAGAACAGTTGGAAGGGTTGAGCGGGGAAAATCGCGCCCGTCTTTATTTGGGCGATTGGGATTATCAGGACGATCCGCTGGCACTTATTCAGTATGAGGCGATTGTAGATTTGTTCACAAACGACTATCTTCGCCCCGACATTACACGCAAACGGATGGTTTGCGACGTGGCACTACACGGCAGCGACCTTTTCAGGATTGGGGTGTTTTACGGAGACGTTTTAGTGGAGCATATCAGTATGCCAAAGTCGGGGGGTAGGCAGGTGGTTACAGAGATCAAGAAATTACAGGCGAAGCATCAAATCAGGGCTTCACAGATTTTGTACGATGCGGACGGCGTGGGCGGATTCATCGGCGAACATGGCGGCTTCATTCCGGGCGCAATTCCTTTTCACGGCAACGCCGCCCCGATCAAACGAGACGAACGGCAGGCGAACAGCAAAAAGGCGGTAGACGGGTTCAGTGAATACGGCAACCTGAAAGCGCAGTGCGGCTACCTGTTGGCAGAAAAGATAAACGAGGGCATGATGTACGCCCCTGCTGTGCGAAATGAGGAAGACCGCGAAACCCTTTCTGAAGAGTTGGCACAGATTAAGCGGGCGCAAGGCGCAAGCGATGGAAAGTTAAGGCTCCGAAAAAAAGAACTGATAATCGAAGATTTGGGCCGTTCGCCGGACTTTTCCGATTTGTTCCTGATGAAAATGTATTTTGACATCATGGAGGGCGTAAAGTCAAAAAGGCGCGAACGTCCGCTTAGTTCATTTTAAAGGCATGAAAGAATTGTTTGCTATCCAATCCAGAAAGGCCAAAATAAGGGGCTTTGATGTTCGCCGCGCTCAATACTCATGGATAATGGAAATTGAGGTTAGTTTTTGGTCTGGTGCGCAATTTACGGCAGAACACGAAACCCTGACCTTTACCCACAAATACCTGCTTTGGCTTTTGGTTAGCGGGTTTTTTTGTGCTAAAATACATCCAATCCTTCGCCGTAAACAGGTGCGAGAATGGTTTTTTAGTTCTCAAAATATTGATGGGCCGAATGGAATAAAAGCCGATGGCCTGTTTACAAATAAATAGATTTCAATGGTAACTTTACTTGACCGGGCAAAAGATTTCTACGCTGCCCTACTTGCTGAACGCACACACGCAGCCCCTTCGGTTGTGTTATTCCGTTCGTATATGTCCCAACACTTTCAGGAAGCCGGTATGTATGCCGCCGATGAAGTAGACAAGGCGCACCGCGAAGGGCGAACGCCTCATTTTCTTGTTCGAGATAAGGACGCGCCCGCTCCACAGGTATCGGCACCTTCCTACGCTGCTGGATACGACGCGAACGGGCCAAAGTTTAAGTCGTTCCGGGAAACCCAAAAGGCCAACACGACGCAGCCCGCTAAACAGCCGGTAAAGTCCAACGCCGCCCCGTTCAAAACGATGGACATCTCGAAGGGCAGGAGCGCGGCGGAACCGAACCAGCGCAGTACACAGCCTACCTTAGACCCGGCAGCGCAGCCCCAAAACGATCCTTCGACAGTAGAGGGCGAAGAAAGCGTACTTGTTGCGGGGGGTGACATCCTGACACCTGCCGATATAGAGCGGATTAAGACCCTGCAAAATTCGGTCATTGCGCAGGAATACAGCCGGGAAGCGTTGGTTGGCTACATGGAAGTAAATGGAATAGCGTATACGCCAACGGCGAAGCCTAAACAGTTGGCTGCTACGCTTGCGCTGCACCTGCAAAAGAAGTAAGGCTATGACCGAAGGCACGGTAACGGCAACACTTACACGACGGGGCGGGGCGATACTTGCAACCATCGAACTACCCAAAACGCTTAAACAAGTCCCGCTTAATCGCTTTATTGATTTTCTGATTGAGTGCCGGAACTTCGGAGACGAAAATCAAAATCAATTTGTGGTCATGGCGCGGGCGATTTCTGCGTTTTGTGACCATCCGCTTTCGGACATTGTTGAGGCGGAATTGGGCAGCGATGAAATAACGGCACTTGACGGTGGTTTGCGGGGCTTGTTCGGGTATATCTCGAATTTGATCCACACAGCGAAAGGAACGCTCCTAACGCCCGACAACGCAAGTTTTGAGTACATGGGCGAAACGTACACCATCCCTGTAATTATGCAGCAGGCAATGGCGGGAGAGTACACGCTGGCAGATTTAAGCGTCATTGAGACGATTGAGGTTTTGGAGGTGGAACGATTCAAGACACAAAAGACCCTGATGAGCGGCGACCCGAACGGACATATCAGGCAGAAAATAATGGCGGTCGCAAATGAGGAAATGGGGGTATATGAACCGGGCGACAGCCGACGCATGGCAATCAGCACAGCAGCAAATGCAATGATAGCAGCAGAAACAGAAAAGGCGGGCGATCCTGACGGCAGCCTATTGTATTCCAAGTACCTGAAAATGGCGGCGATTCTTTGCCGCAAAGACGGCGAGAATCTACCCTTTGATGATGCGAAACGCGAAGCGTGGATCAACGGCAGGGCGATGCACTTTCAGAATTTGGATGCACAGACCGCCCTCAACGTGGATTTTTTTTTGACCAGTATTTTAGTATCCTCCGCTCAAAGCCACAGTGTCGCTACTTTTTTGAGCCGCCAAAGTTTCGTTCTTCTGGCCTCGATTCGGCTAAAGAGCGGGAAGCGCAACTCAGAGCGGAAAACCACAACGAGACAGTCTTTAAGCGCATAGGATGGTGGCAGTTGATTCATTTGCTTTTTGATAAGGGTTGGCCGTCGAAGCAAAATATTGAGGCGGTCTACTTTGCATCTTTTGAAAATGCGGCTCGTTTTGTGAGCCGGGAAAACGCTGGATTGTAATGGGAAAATATAGCAGACAGGGCAAGTTAAAATGCTCAAAGTGTTATGAAAAATACTCACGCTCCGATCAGGGCAGAAAATGGAATTGGGTTGAGGCTGTAAAGCAGGTGGGTGAACAGGTGTTTTGCATTTGCCAAAGGTGCGGGCATGAGTATTTGTCGAACAGCAAGGCGGCGCGTAACAGAATAGAACGTGCCGGAAGATTTCAGAACATTGGCGGGGCATCAAATCCAATACTTATTTCCATGCCGGAGCCGTCTGCCGAAGCGGGGATTTCCAAAGTGCATGCCTTTAATGTGGATGACATCAGGCGCATTTCAGCAGACGGCAATACGATCACCGAAATCAAAAAGAAGCGACGCGGAACATACGGGCATCGAAGTAAAGACGGTGCGCGATTTTTTGGACGTGAAACAATCGTTTGGAATTATGAAAGGTAATTTGCCAGAAATACAGCCAAGCGGCAACCAGTCCGGCGAACCTGCCGACGTTGGGATATTTAGAATGCAACCCGGCCCGCCAAAAGATGAATTGGTGGACGCGCTCGAAGACTACATAAAATTGCTCGGTGAGGAATTGAATGAGTTGGCTGGATTCGCAATGGTTCACGGATGGAAATCCAAAAGGGTTGAACAGGGCGCGGTTATGCGGGAAAATATTATGAAGTTGAAAGTGTCGCGCGATATGGCGCGCAGAATGGCCGAACAACTCCAAAATGGATCGAATGAATCGTGGAATGATTATATGGAAAAATATCCAACCAATCTACAATGAACCTATCCCTACTCGACCTCTACCGTATCGGCAAATCCGCCGTACAACTCTATCCGGCAAACCCGGAAAGCCCATGCCTGCAACCGCAGGCTTTTCGCGTTTTACAAAAGCAGCGCGGTATCGAGGTTGGAACGCCGAATTGGGGCGCGGTGGCAAGCGATTGGAACAGCCCGTTTTTTTGGTCGCGCAAGTGGCACAATAAGCAGTACAACCCGAATAATTTGGAAGTCGAAGGGCCAATCGTTTTCATGTACGACTTTCAATCTGAGGTTGAGTCTTCGCTATTTGCAGGAAACGGTTTCAAGCGTTGCTACACGATTGAGATTGGCGTTTTGGATGTGTATCACGAAGATTGTGTACACGGCACGGAAATAGGCTGCCGGGCGCGGTCTGTCAACCAGATTTTTGCCGATACCGGGGAAATCCTGGATTCGGTTTTGTTGTACTTTGGCAAAATGGTTGGGGCGGTGACAAATGTAGATCCGGTAGAGAAAATGTACTACCTGCCGAATCTGCAATACCTGAAAACCAGCGGCGCAATTACGGCATTCAATGTGATGTACAATTTTGGGAACACGATGAACGCGGCTAATCCGAATATGAGATTTCAGCGCGTTGAGTTTTCGGCGACCCAAAAGATTTACGGCACAATGACGACATTCAAATTTTGTACTAATAACTGCCCAACCATCGAATATGACAACACGCTCGAAGACTTTGGGCTTTTGTCGTTTGAGGCGGGGTGTAGAGATTGTGGATAATCCATGCTACTCGCAACACTTCCCGCATACGAAATCGAAGGCGAAAAAGCCTACGCCATAATTTACCGGCGCAACAATTTAGGCCAAACCGAACCCTGCCCCTTTTGCGGCGCATCTCATTCGCATGGGCCGCTTGACGGGCATCGGGTGGCACATTGTGTTCCCCGATGGAAGAAAGGGTTTAAGCCTAACATGGTTGAGCCAATGAATACGATTATGTACCCGCAAACCGGCCAAATAGTTGACCGAAAAAATGGCTACATTGTGAAAACCGTTCCTGAAATAACCGATTCAATTTTTAATACATGAAAATAAAGGGCGCTTACCTGATTTTGTTTGGGTTATTGGTTTGGTTTTATGAAACATCTTATTTCGGACGGAACGCTATGCCCCAAAGTTTAGCAGAATTGGTGTTTGATGTGGTGAGTGCCGGAATTACCCTTTCGGGATTCTATTTTTTATCTGACAGTAAGTCAAAAACCGATTCAACAAAATAATATGAGGCACACACTTTTACTACTCGCTTTCCTGCTTGCCATTGCATCATGCAAGCAATCGGCAAAGCCTGCCGCCAACGCAGTGACAGAAACAAAAATTACGATCACGCCGGGCATGGTGACGCAAACCAGCGCGGGCGATAAGACGGCGGCGAATCTGTTTGACGGAAATACCGGGACTTACTGGTTTACCGGATGGAATGACGCAAACTACCCGATGCGGTGCGTTGTGGATTTTGGGAAAACTGTTTTAGTTTCCAAAGTGAGGTGGTTTGATGGAACGGGGCAGCCTCAAATGCACATATCCCTTACAAACGCAAACACAGAGACGGAGGGGCAAAATGAAGTATCCGCAAAACTCACCAACTATAACAAGTGGGATTTTGTAGTCACATCTGACAAGACCGCTGTTCGCTACGCTATTATCACCCTCGACAGCCCGCAAGGGCACCAACAACTGGCAGAGGTTGAGTTTTACACGTCAGACGGCGTAATTGAGCCGCCCATTGATACCATCGTAACGCCCCCGATTGACACTACAAAACCGCCAAAACCGCCAACAGGCCCAACAGCCGGTTACGGCGCGGCAATAAACCTATCCGGCTTCCATTGGGTGCCGCTGGACAAACTAAAACCCTTTTCTTCCCTTCGCATTTTCGTCGCCTCAAACTGGATTTGGCAGCCGGGCGGTTTGTATGTGCAGCCGATGTTTCAAGCGGCATCTAAAAACTACGACGGTCTGGACAAATTCTTTCAGGCTGCAAAGGCACAAAACCTAGACATCCTGCCCTGCATCAACCAGACGCCCGCGTGGTATCGGAAGGGGTGGCCGGGCACTGACTTTGGCGACGATCACCCGCCCGTAAAGCCGGGCATGGATAGGACAGACCCGAAATCCTACGCCGACTTTGCGGCGTTCTGGTTTCAATTCGTGGCCCGATATGGCAGCGTAAAACACGACGTGTCAAAACTTCGGGTAGATAAAACCCCGCGCTGGAATGGCGATGTGCCAAACGTTGCCCTATCCGGCCTCAACCTGATTAAACGGGTTGAGATTTGGAATGAGGTGGATAAGTGGTGGAAACGGGGTGGCGCTGAAAACGCTATCTACATGGAGCCTGCCGAATACGCCGCTATGCTGTGGGCGTGTTACGATCAATGCAAGGCAGCCGATCCCTCGGTGCAGGTGGTTATGGCGGGGTTGACGGGGTTTGATATGAAGTACCTGAACGGCATGGATGCGTATTTCAAGTCGAAGGGGGTACCATTTAAGGCGGACGTTATTAATGTCCACCATTACAGCAACCGGGGCAATGAGTTGGGTGTTTGGCCTCCGAGCTGGTATGAAGGTGGTGCAGTGCCGCCCGAACTTGACAAGGACTTTATTGGCATTGTTCCTATCGTCAAATTCGCCCACGACAAGGGCAAACAGATTTGGGTAACTGAATTTGGCTCTGACTCTAAAGGCCCTTCTTGGATGTACGCGCAGCCGGTAGGCGGGTTCACGTCGGAAGAGTTGCAAGCGCAATGGTTGGCAAGGACTTATTTGGAGTATTTCAGGTTGGGCGTGGACAATGCGTTTATGTTTAATGCGATCAATGAACCGGGTGAGTCGAACGGCGGGCTGTATTTAAACAGCGGCCTATTGCACGGCGAAAATTGGACAGTGCCTTTTCAGCCTAAACCGTCCTATACGACCACGACGCAACTAATTACATGGCTGAGTGGAGCCAAAAGTCTGTCCGACCTTTCAACGGGTTCGGTTCGGGTGTTGGCGTTTAAGATTGACAGCAAAACACGAGTCGTTTATTGGTCGCCAACGATGGCCGGCGAAAGGCGGACGCTGAAAGTTGGGGCTTGTACTTTAACAGCGACCGAATGGCCGCAATATTTTGACGTGCAATAAAATGGCAATGCGGAAACATCTGGCTATATATGTTGATGATGATGTTGAGGGCACGCATCCTGTTAGGGACTTCCTTGAGAAGTTGGTGTATGAGTACGGACATATTCCGAGGGTTGGCGACATCATTGAGGCCGGGCATTGGAGCGGATCGGCTACGGTTGTTGTGACAGGCGTTAGATTCAGCGAAGAGGGTTTTATCTCCTTCAAACTTGAAAATATTAAATAAGCAATGAACAACCCATTTTTTGACCTTGCCATTTGCGTTACGCTTTTAGCAGTTTTGGTATGGATTATGTCCATCACAAAGGCGGTCGCATGGTTGGGCAAAAAGGTGGATAAATTTGAGCAAAATAAAAACGATACTTCAAAATGAAATATGCCTTTTTTGCATCGCTTACGATGTTGGTTATTGCAACAAGCGCCTTGCTTTTGGTGAAATGCACCAACACAACACCCCCCGAACCGCCCACTGAGCAAACCGCGCAATGGTTCTGCCAGTCAATCGCAGACCTGCAAACTGACCCGAACGACACGACCGCGATCAATATGCGGGCCGTCGCATACAAGGATAAGTTTTGGCCGGTCGGATACTCTTTTAAGGTTGGCTTCATGGGGACGGTTAGCACAACACAAACCAACCTTTTCAAGCAATGCGCGGCTGAATGGGCGGCGGTTGCGAACGTGAAATTTACCTACCCAACAGCCGGGCCGTATGACTTGCGTATCTCGTTCAATTCGGGCGACGGGGCATGGTCGTACATTGGAACGGACTGCAAAAGCATTCCAGCGAATCAGGCTACTATGAATTTGGGTTGGGTGGCGAAGGATGCGTATTTGCATGAGGCGGGACACGCTTTAGGACTTCTACATGAGCACCAAAACCCCACTACGCCGATTAAATGGAACGAGGCGAATGTTATCAAAGACCTGAAAGGCCCGCCGAATAACTGGACAGAAGACATGATACGGTACAACGTCCTCAATCCCTACCCGCTGCCAAATGTGATTACGACGGCACTGGATAAGGCTTCAATTATGATGTACCCAATCCCGGCAACGTGGACGCTCGACGGATTCACAACGCCAGGCGGGCGGGTCATTTCCGACGTAGACAAAAAATTCATTGGCGAACGATACCCATTTGCGCAGCCGCCAACGACTGGAAGCGTAACTTTGCGAAAGGGGCAGGTGGATACATTGTTATCCGAAATGGATGCACGGCTCAAGGCTTTCGAGCAAGACGCTGCGAACCTGAAAAGGTCGAATGATTTGATGAAAAGGTATTTGGGAAGAAATTAAATGCCAATCCAACTAAAACCCATAGTCAACGAGGTAATGCTTCTACTTCGGGAACGCCTACGCAGCGAAGCCGCCGCGCAAGGCCACAGACTTACGGGCAAATTGGAGGACAGCATTGATTTTGAAATCACGGAAACAGAAAGCGAAGCGGTTGGAAAAATGTACGCTGAGGACTACGGGGTTTTTGTAGAGTTCGGCGTAAAATCGGGCCGCATACCCTATTCAAGTGGTGGCGGGCGGCGCGGCGGAACATCGGCCTACATTCAGGGGCTTGTTTCGTTTTGGGAACACAAAGGGCTATCGGGCCGCGAAGCGTTGGGCGCGGCGTTCGCAACCGCCAAAGTCCATGAACGCGAAGGAATGCCAACAAGGAAAAGTTTTGCATTTTCCAGTACAGGGCAACGAACCGGATTTATCAAAACGACGATTGACGAAAGCATGGACGATATTACCCGCATTATCGAAGAAAAGTACGCGATTGAGTTTGAACTGAACTTTGCTGAAAGTTTGGGGGTGTACGACAACATCAAAATATTCTGACATGACAAAGATCATTTTTGACCTCGCAATTCGTGACGCAAATATTGACGTGAAGTTGGATCTTCTACGCCAAAATTTGCGTGAAATTCAAAGAGAATTGCGGGGCGTGGATCAGGATAGTGTGGCCTTTAAATCGCTGGCAGCGGAATCGGCTCAAACGCGGGTAGAAATCAAAGCCCTAACCGACCAACAAAAAAAACTCCGACAAGAGTTTGCCGCTACCACAGTCCCCAAAGACAGTTTGGCGGGCTTGCGAATTGAATACTCCCGACTTACGGCAGAGGTCAATAAATTAAGTGAAGCCGAACGCAAAAGCGATTTTGGTAAAAACTTAATCAGTCGGGGTGCGCAGGTCAAAAAATCTATTGACGGCATCGAACAAAGTTTGGGCAGGTTTACAGGGAACGTCGGCAATTACAAAGCCGCGTTTGGCTCCATCTTCGATATTGCGGGCGGTGTATTGTTGGGGCAATCGGTTGGAAACGCGGTCAACTTTATTACCGACTCCCTTACAAAAGGCATTGACGCGGTGAAGGATTACGGCGCGGCACTATCGCGCCTTTCTGCGATTACGGGCGTAACTGGCAGCCAACTGGAAGAGTTTAAGGTGCAGGCCGAAACGCTTACCACAATTGACGTGAACGGGCAAAAGATTGTCAACACGGCAACGGATATTTTCAATGCCTTTACTCTGGTGGGCAGCGCACGCCCCGAACTTTTGCAGGATGCGGATGCGCTGGCAGAGGTCACAAAGCAGGCTATCATTCTTTCCAAAGCATCGGGCGACGATCTGGATACATCGGTGAAGGCCATTACCGCTTCCCTTGCTCAATTCGATTTACAGGCATCGGATTCGGCGGATATTATCAATTTGCTCGCAGCCGGTTCAAAAGCGGGCAAAGTGGAAATACCCGGCCTTACTGAATCAATCACCCGATTAGGCCCAACCGCCAAAAACTCAAACGTCTCTTTGGCCGAAACGGTGGCACTTTTTGAGACGCTTGCAGATAAAGGGCTGGAAGGCGAACGGGCATCAGTACAACTTCGGAATATCTTAATCAAACTTTCGAGCGCCGATGTGCTGCCAAAGAGTGCGCAAAAAGCATTCAAAGACTTCGGGGTTGATGTAACGATCCTGAAAGACAAAACCTTGCCGCTCGAAGTCCGCCTGAAAGAACTGTCCAAAGTGGCGGGCGATACGACCGCGCTATTCCAAATATTCGGCAGTGAAAATATTGACGCGGCATCAATCCTTGCCGAGAGCGTACCCAAATACGTCGAACTGACAGCCGCCGTGCAAGGCACAGATGAAGCATACAAACAGGCCGCTATCCAAGCCGACAACCTGAAAAGCCGCTTTGAAAATCTGGAAAAGCAGGGATTGAATTTATTGACGGCTGCAATGACCGGGGCGCTACCAATACTCGAAGGGTTGGGCGCTGGATTGAGCGGCATTTTTGAGATACTTGCAGAGTCGCCGAAGTTCATCGAAGAAAATGCAGATGGGTTGATAGCGTTGGGTTTTGCGGTGTTGTCGCTGAATAAAAACGTTTTGCTACTCACAACGGCACAGGGCCGGAATGTTATCGCAACATCGCTATCAACGACCGCTACGGAGGCATCAACGGTGGCGACGCGGGCGCTTGGCGTAGCACAGGCGGCACTGCCATTGCTTGCAATTATCGCGGGCATCTACCTGGCAGTTAAGGCGTTTGAGGCATACGAAGAAAGCGCAAGCGCGTCCGAAAAGGCAACACGCGCCGTTGCTGATGCGCAGGCGGACATTGCCAAGGAATCGGCCAAAGAATCAGAGGCGCTACGCCGCAACATCGAAATCCTAAAAAACGATGACAGCAAAGAGCGGCGCAAAAAGGCCATTGAAGATCTGACAGCCGCCTACCCTGAATACCTGAGAGGCATTGACTTGGAAACGGCATCGGTTTCGGAGTTGACGCGCCTACAAGACCAACTCACTGCCAGTATCATCCGTTCGGTTGCGGAGCGGCGCAAGGCAACGGCACAGGAAGAAATTGCTGGTAAAATCATTGACCAACAGTTGAAGTTAGAGCAACTACGCAGAGCGCCCGTTTCCAGAACGATATCCCAAACAGGCTTTGGGCAGTCGGCTGCACTAAACGACCTTCAAAATCAAAACGCTCAAACGAACCGGACAAATGAAATACGGCAAACGGAGGTCGAACTAAAAAAACTGCAAAGCGAGCTGGTTGAAACTGGAAAGGCATTTGACGAGGCTTTCAATATTGGAGACGGCACAAGCCCGGCAGTAAAAAAAGCGGCGGAAGAGGCAGCCGCAACAAAAGGCTTTATTGAAGACGTTAGCCTGGTTAAATTCGGCGAAGACAAAAAGCAGGTAGACAGCGAAGTTGAAAAGCAAAAGAAGATCAAGGCGGCGCAAGAATTGGCATCTGGTGACACAAAGACCCGTACAAAGTCCCTGACAGCAACCCAACAAAAAGAGGCGAAGTCCGCCGAATCAGAAGCCGAACGCGCCCGCAAAGCCCTTGCCGATCAACTCAAAAGGATTAACGACCTACGCAATTCGATTCGGGAACTTGATTCAGAGGGGCTACCAAATAAGTTTGACCTTCAAGAAATCGAAGCCCAAAACAAGCGGCTTGACTCCCTGGCAACGCTGGAAGAAAAGCGGCTTGCCCTGGCAAACAAAGTGAAGTCGCAAGGTGGGCGGCAAACCGATACGGACAAAACCGAACTTGACTTAATTGACAAACAGACCGACGCGGTTAAAGCGGCATACGACAGGCGTTCACAGGAAATATCTGAAGCGCAACAACAGGCAGCGGACGAACAATTAAAGCAGACGCGCAAACTGTTTGCAGAGGTCGAAGCCCTTTCAAGTCAGAACGCACAACGCCTGATTGAGATTGAGATTGAGGAAATAACGGAAAGCGCGAACATTGCCAAAGAGCAAAATCAACGCACGTTTACTGAAAGGAAAATTGCGCTTAGTGAGGAGTTTGAGCAAGGGTCAATTACACGCAAGCAATTTGAGCAGCGCACCATTGACGCGCAAAACGATTTCAACGAGGAGACTTTACGAATCGAAAAAGAGCGGTCGGAAAAATCCATTGCCCTATCCATCACGGTAAAAGATGCGAAGGTTAAGGTTGCAAAATCGGCCTTAGATGCTGAACTGGCATTTATCAAAGAATCGGCGGACGCTGAAATTGCGGCCATAAAAAAGCAGGGCGTTGAAGATGGGGTCAACACAGCCGAACAGGTGGCAGCCCGCGAAAAGTTGGCGATTGAGGAAAGGATAGCGGCACAGCAAAAGTATTTTGATACGGTGGCGACTGCCGACAAAGAGGCGACGCAAATTCAAATAGACGGGATCAATGCGGTGAATGATGCCGACCTGGCAACGCATGAAGCGAAACTTGCAAGGCTCGAAGAGGAAAAGCAGAAACGGCAGGAATTACAGGATTTTCTTTTGGATGCTGCCACAACGGTATCGAGCGCGGTTTTTGAGATTGAAAAAAACCAGAACGACAAAAAGAATGATGAAACCCTAAAAGGCATCGAAGCCGAATATGAAAAGAAAAAGACCGCTGCACAGGGCAATGCTATCCTACTTGCTAAACTGGAAAAGGAATATCAACAGAAGAAAGCGGATGCAGAAAAGGCAGCGGCAAAGGAAAGAAAACAAGTTGCCCTGAAAGAAGCGATTATCGCCGGGGCGCTGGCAGTTGTAAAGGCACTACCAAACGTCTTTGCCGCGCTTGCTGCCGGTATCGCAGCGGCGGCGCAAATCGCTATTATCGCAAGTCAGGAATTTGCAAGGGGCGGGCGCGTTCGGTTCATGGGGTGGCGTTCGCGTATGGGGGCCGCTGCATCGGACAACGCAGCCGAAACCTTTGCAAGCGGCGGAAAGGTTGGAACATTCAAAGGCAAGCGGCACAGTCAGGGCGGAATCAAAGGATATTTTGAAGACGGTACAAAAGTCGAAGTTGAAGATGACGAAGATTTCATAATTTTGAACCGCCGCGCATCGGCAAAGTACCGCGAACTGTCAAACTTAAACGCGCAATACGGCGGCAAGAAATTTGAGGCGGGCGGCGCTTTGGCATTTACGCCACAACTTGCCCTACCAAGTGCGGCGGGCGGCACTCAAACGATTGTCGTACAAAGTGAGGCGACATTCACCGATGAACAAATGGAAATGCTTGCAGATAAAATAGCCGTTCGCAACGCAGAGGCTACCAAATTCGCAGTTGGTGAAGGGCTAAACGATGCAAACAAAAGAATCGAACGGGAGGGCAACCTTCAAAACAATCGTGAAGGATGATTACCATAACTGAACAACCGCCAAGCATTGCCTCGATATTGACTGAGCCAAAGGCACCGCCCGTACCCGTTTCGGAGTGTTGGCGTTGGTGCTTACAACCCGACGCGATTGACGCAATTGATACGCCGGGGTCTAACGCGCTTGTCACCGTTACGTTTCCAGCCGTGCCAACTATTCCGGCAGATGGCACGACGTTTCGGATATGGGGTTATGACTTTACGATTGACAGCGGACAGGCGTACACATCCACCTCTTTTGAGGTTACGGCGGTCGGACTTTTTACGGCGCTGAATTTCCTGAAAATGATTCAGTCCAATTTCTTTTTCAATCGGGCTGTTCAGTTGGGCTTTGCGGTGGTTGGTTTTGATTATCAAGTTACTATTATTTGGAATGACTGCCGGGAACAACCGCGATTTGTTTCGGAGCAAATGGTTTTTACTGGGCTTGTATCAGCGGGCGCAACGGCTGGCTTTCTCAATGGGGTCAGCCCTATCTATGTGGAAGGCTACAAAGTTGTTACGCGGGCTGGGTACTATCAGGATGCAAACACGGCCTTTTTCCCGATCAGCCGCCACACTGGATTAGACCCCGACAAACAATGCACGGCGGTCGGGGAAATTTGCATTGACTACAAACTAGACATCGAAACCCAACTCTACACAGAACTGCCCGCCCTGACAACAACATCCTTTGTCACGGCTATTCAACTGGGCCGGAGTCTGATGAAATTGTTTGCACTGGAATACGGATGGGTTTACCGGGAAAACTGCCAAGCGAAGTCGGGAACGCTCAAGGAATCGCCGCTTGTTTTGGGTATCAATGCCGCTTTCGACATTGACGACCCCTATCAAATGCGCCGCTATTGGCGGGCGCACCCGGACGGCTTCCCGCCCGGTCAATTCGTGGTGGACTTCCTGACAACGCAGCCAAAAGAAATTACCATTTGCCGCGATAGTTTTGCGTGGCTTTGGTTTTTGAACAACTGGCAAGATGAATTTGGGCAGTACCGTTTGCGGGCGCGTTTTGTGATTTACAAAAAAGGCGTTCCGGGTGTGTTTGCTGTTTACCTGCCAATAATCAACGACCCGACAACAGACGCAAGCGCATGGCATCAACCTATCAATTTCAATGTCAGCCCGCAACTTGTGATCGACAATTCCTCTGAGCCGATTACATGGGAGGAGTTGGACTACTACGACGTTTATGTAGAGGCCATCGAAATGCTAACGACCGATCAACTGTTTGGGGCAACTGAAACAATCAGGTACAGGCCCGAACATTGTTGCGAAGAAAACACGGACGTTTATTTTCTCACACCTGCTGGAGGTATCGGTACGGTTGTCGTAACGGTTAATCAGCGCGAAGTTGTGCAGGAGGGACAGGAAATAAACCTTTACGGCGATTGTGGCGACAGCCGGGCGAACCGTGCCAAGTATGGCGGGCGGACAATGGTCAACCTTCGCAGTTACGAAAAAATAAGTTTCAGCATCAAAAGCCCGCGCAACTCCGAATGGGAACGTTGGTTAAAGCATTTCAAGGCTTCGCCGCAACACTGGATTAAGGTAACGGATGAAGGCGGCAATCCGCTGGCAAAAAAAATGCTGCTGGATATGGGTTCGGCAACGACCTACAAAAACGGCGAAGGTGCTGAATTTAAAGCGGTCGGGTATTTGGCCGATATACCAACACAAAAGGGGATTGAACCATGAAAAATCTGATAGTCCTGTTCTTGCTTGTTTGTGCGGCTTCTTCTGGGTGTGTGTCAAAAAGATACACCGAAAAGGAAACGACGGCGTATGCTATTTATGGGTCATGGGAGGCGGTTTCAGATTTCAAAAAGGGGCAGGTATTTATGTTTGGGGGTGGCGATCCGCATTGTGATTGGGTATCTGAAAGCGGGCAATTGATTCGTATTCCATACACACGACAAGCGGATTTGATTTCTTTGAAGGCCGAACCCGTTGAGGTGTGGAAATTCAAGTCTCGAACCAATGATTTGATTTATATTTCTGTCCGAGTTTTGGGCGCTGACTCAACCGAAAGCAATCTTGTTTTGCAAAAAAGATATTTTACTTTGAACTAATGAAAAAGCAAACAGCACTATTCTTTTGGGCCGCATTCGTCCTGTTTCTTTTGGTAATTGCCACTAGTTGTAAAAAAGACAATAACCCCGAACCAGTACCGCCGATTTATGGCCGCTGGCATATCACCGACGAAAAGGGCGACCACTTCGACTGCGACATTCAAGACGGCGGCTACCTATGCAACCTCAACCCGGCACTACTTTCAACGACTTGGTTTTGTTACGCCTATTGGCGTTCGGGCGATACGGTGGTGATAAACACGCTACCTAACTCGAAATGGCTGTTTGATTTCAAAGATCCGAATGTCGCGGTTGTCACTGCGAACGATGGAACAAAAACGCATAAATTGACCCTGACTAGAGGATAATGGCAAACTGCACAGAAATACGCGTATTCGAGTTGTCCACTGAAAGCCGGGCGCGGTTGGGCGGTGCGACAGAAGCAAAGTTGGATATCCCGACCGCGTATTCTATGCGCCTGACCAAAGACGTAGAAAAGTTGTCTATCCTGAACAAAATAGCAACCGAGGGCGTGTTGGGCTTTTCGCTTCCATCCACTCCGACCAATGACGCAGTTTTTCTGGATTATGCAAGCCCTGTCACGCTTGACAACCGTGTGAAATTTTACCGCGTAGCCGTTACGCTCGCAGGTCACGCGATCCGGTTTGACCGTCTACTGGTTAAGGGCCGAAATCAGGGCGGCAAAGAATGGGATTTGGAGTTGAGGCGTTCGCCTGACCACTGGATTGAACTTGCGAGCGGGCTACCGATCAACGAGATTGATTTTGGTAATTTCGTGATGATACCCGCGAACATCACGGACAATTGGGCACTACCTGTTTACGATGGAGACTACAAAGACCCGGACGACCAAAAGCCCGTTTACTTCCCGCTTCTTGACTTTGGCGGATGGGTGGATCAAACAGAAGTACCGCAGGGGTCTGTGAATTTGGATGTTAAGGCGGTGGGCGTTGCTGACTTTCGCCCGCTTGTTTCATTGCCCTATCTGCTTCGCGCCGGGTTTTGCAAAATCGGGTGGACGCTTGACGGGGTTATATTGGATACCGATTGGCTAAAAAGAAAATGGGTGTATGCCCTGAAACAGGATTATTACCAAGCCTCTAAAATCGGCGGACGGTTGATTGGTCGTTCGTTCACGCGCTTTCAGGTACAGACAACACAAAGTACAATTATTCGATATTTTGAGGTAGTGCAGGGAAACTCTATTCGACTCCCGGCTGCTGGCAGCGGCAATCTGATGGGTATTTTCAATTTTGAGGGCGTAGCCTTAAAATTCAAATACAAAATGGTTGCCGATTTCACGAACGAAAACGGCAATGAAATAACTGTTAATTTCAATATTCACGAGGTTGATTTCAATGGTACGGCTAATCTATTTCCTACGGGTGTGGTCATATCGCCAACGCCCCTAACAGTTGTGTTTGCGGCGGGTGAAACGAAGACCGTAATATTTGAAGAAGAAATCATTTTGCAGCCCAAACAGCGGGGCGCAATGTATGTGATATTTGATCCGGGGCCGGATACGGGATTTTGGATGGAGTCGGGCGCATTCTTTTCGGTGGTGCCTACCAATAAATCCCTGATGTATTCGGATGATGTTGAAATATCCGAAACCGTGTCGGGCGAAACCAATTTGCTCGACTGGTTAAAAGTGTTGGTTCATCTTTGCAACGGGCGACTAGAAACGGATTTCGATACAAAGACCTTAACTGTTCACCCCAACAAAAAGGCGGATGTTTGGGGCGAAACCGTGCCGGGCTTTCTTTTGGATGAAGCGGCGGCGCTGGATATTTCGGAGCAAATCATAGTGGACAGCATTGATATGAACCCTGTTCGGCCTGACTTGAAAAGATACACGCGGTTTGAGTTTGCCGAAAGTACGGACGCTTATATTCAATCGCTGAACCTGACAGATCCAGCCCACAGCCGAACGCTGTTAAACGGCCTGGAATACCCCGACGAAATTGAGAGTATCCAAAACCCAATCGTTGAGCCAACACTGGAAGGCGTACCTATTGGCCTGGCAACCGGCGCGGCGGGCCGTCATCCATTGCCGTATTTGCCCCGACTTTGGGATAACACCACAGGGCAGCGCAGTTTCAATATTAAGCCGCGCATTTTTCACGCCTTTGGCCCTGTCCGACAGATCAACCCAAACCCGATTAGTTCAACCGACGAACTGACCTCGTTTTTCTTTAATGAGGTGCCAAACAACTCGAATACCGGGCTTGTTACCGAGTTTGGATACGCTACGCAGTTGCCCACATGGAAGCTGACACCAACGCCCGCCGTTGCCGGGAACGTCGTTTTTGGAAAAGAGCAGTACGATTTATTCGTCGCGTTTTACATCGGAATAACGCAGGACATGAGGGGTGGGTCAATACTTGATCTACTTATGTTCATGCGGATGAAAGACTATATCGGCTACGACTTTCGCCGCTTGTTCGCGTTCAAATACCGGGGCGTTCCACTTCGAGTGCCCATGACTGGAATACGGGATTTTGCGCCGTGCGCTGATTCGCCTACGCCGGTCACGTTCTTTGTGCCGCCTGCCGAAACAGAGTGCTGTGACCTTCCGTGCGGGTGCCAGTTTACGACGTGCGACTATTACCAAGACTTCGGGGTGTTCATGCGCCAATCCACTTTGGATGATATGCGCCTAACCTCATTCATGGTGGACGGGATTGAGTTGGTCACTACGCCTATTGGGTTCGGGCTGTTGAACATGGTGGATGTTGGCGGTATGCCGTATGTGATGAATTTGATTGACGTACTGAACAGCGTAGCGGCTCCATACTTTTCTTTCAACTTGTCAACCCGGACGCACGACCCAAAAGGCAAACGGTTCTTTTCGCTCAAACGGTTAGCGTGTGTGCCGTTTAGGATTGTGATTGAACATGATGGAGAGGAAGTCTATATTTACACGCAAGACTCGCAGCAAACAAAATGGTTTGGCTCATCATGGGAGGATTTTGGTTATGGCGGGGAAGCTTATGGAGATCCGATTGATTGTGTAACCACAACTGAATATTAAATACACGGTAAAAAATGGCAAAACCTATTGTATTGATCGAATGGCCGCAAAGCGACATTGATTGCGACTATGAAGACGGCACAAACATAGCGGACAGGATTATGAGGCAAACAAAGCCGATGACGGATGACTACTATGTAATTCTAATCGGAATGGAGGCAATTAAAAAGCCCAACATGAGGGTATTTTTTGAAAAGGATTTCAACGAGGTTAAATATGAGGAGTTAAAGGCCATTGTCGCAGAAGCGGCCAACAGAAAAAAGAAACGAAATGGCTTGCAAGGGGTGTAACAAAAACAAGGCCGGCAAAGAGTATTTGGACGACATCGTTGCCGCTGTAAAGGTTAATATTCCAGCAAAAAAAACGCTGCCAGTGTCAAACGAGCAAATCAAAGACCTCTACCAAAAGTTCATCGCCCTGCATCCCAACAGCCGCGAAGCGTTTACGCCGTCGCTGGGAAACTTGCAGCGGTGGCACTGGCACGTTAACGAGGCAAGCAAGCGGCCAAAGGGCGAAGCGGTTGAGGTTACGAATACAAGCGAAGCGGAAAGCATAGCGCGGGGTCGAGCGTTCGCCGAATTTCTACAAATGCCCGAATATATGCGGGAACGGTATTTGCAAATAGCCGCCCTGTTTCCTGGCGTTCAATTCTATGCGTGTGGCAGTCGGGTGACGGGCGAATATATCGAAAAGTGGTCGGGAATTGGAATCAAGCAACTCCGAAAGGCTTTGCGGAAACCCGACAAAGAGGAAAGCGATTACGATGTTTGTGTGAGCGGCATAGATTCGCAGGCAAACAGAGCAATGATTAGAAAGCAACTACCCAAATGGGCAGACATCCTAAATCACAGCGTACCCGATAACGAAAAAATGCGTATTCCGATGTGGGATTTTACGCGCTTACCAAAACACGAACACGCCCGCGTCATCGAATTGGTTGATGCGGCAAATTGGGGTGAACTTATGGTTATCCACAATCAATATCATTTATCGCATAACGTCTATTGCTGTGACGAAAAGCCGGTGCGCCGGTATTTTGAATGGGCAATAGAGCAAGGCATAATTTCAAAGGCATGAGAAAAACAGACGAACAAATAGAAGCCAAAGTGCGCGAACGCTTTGAGTTAATGGCGGTTAGGTGGGCGAATCATCGCGGGCTTTCGTCTGCCGAAAAGTTCTCTGAATTGCCGCCACAAATACGGGAGCAGGTGGAGCAACTTAAATACTCCGACCTGATACGCCCGCTCGTTCTACACGACCATGCGCACGGAATGGCAGTCAGGGGTTTGAGTATCAAATACGCCCGCTCCATTTCGTCAATTCAGGAAAATTACCTGAACCGCTCCAATGGGCAGAAATAAAAAAGCCCCGACGCTCAACACGCCGGGGCTTTTTTATGTCAGGTTGGCGCAAATGAAATTCGCCATATCGCCTACCCAAAAACAGGAATCGCCCTTTGTGGTGGGCAGGTTCTCGAACCGGGCAAGGATGTATTGTTTTTCATCGCCCGAAGCGTAGATATGATCCACATATCCATATTGGCCGCAGCGATTCAAAGTCCCAATATATTCACCACCAAAAGGAATGTTTTGCACCCACTCTGGATGTATTAAACTCTGAACTTGCGATCCGGGGCGAAGTCTTATATAAAGTGCCATACCTGAATATTTTAGGCAAATATACTAACCCCCTTCAAAATAACCGTTCGTAAAACACGAACGCTATCAATGCCTGCCGTACACAACGGCGGGCTTTCGGCTTTTCCTTTGCAGTGTACTTACGCAATGGAAGAAACTCAAAATCAGGCAGCACCCGTAAATGCGGACATCGAAGCGTTCCTGATGAACGCCGGGAGCCTTGAAA